GGATGCCAGGTCGTAGATACATAGACCGACATACGGCAAGCACATCAGCACTACAATCATCCTACGACACATACAAATCGCTCTTCATCAACATATGCCCCTCCTTGATCTCTACCTGTCCCTTGACCTGTACCCATACGAACACTCGGCCAAACTCATCCTGATATTTGGTGCCGAGAACGGGTATTCCGGCCGGCAACACAGGAGGCGGCAAGGGCGGCATAGGCTCGTATGCCGATGGAGTCCACGCATCATCTTCGTCATTCTCATCATTCGATCGTTTGATGAACCATGCCAGCAATGGAGCGGGCAACAGGTTCAGGAAGAATCGTCTTATCATGCCAAGTATGCCTTTCTCGCTCGTTCGGTGAGCGTGATCCCCTCGTACCAGTATGGGCGATCCGGTTCATTTACATCCGATGTCTGAAGTCTGTGCCGCGATATGCGTACATCAGAACAAGCGTTAAGTAACCAACGAGCGAATTGTTCACCAGTGCCCCATCGCATTCCCTGTTCCTTCGCCCACGCCCGATAGCCGTCATACAGTTCCTTTCGCGTGGTTCGTACACCATCTGCCCGCCTACAACACTCTTCAGTAAACAGCAAGACGGGTGATGTGGACAGTTCAAATCGTCGCATCTGTGCCGCCGATGCCGTAGGCTCGATGAATCGGCCACGAGTGCGTAAGTCCTTGAGTCCTTCCAACGCCCAATTGATAAGCCGGCCCTTGCGAGCTTCAGCTTCCAGGCGAGGTTTCAATCCTCGATCCTCGTGACCGACATAGGACTTAGGGTAGTAAATGATGTTCGTTCGGGGCACCAGGGCTCGTGCGTAGTCACTGAACGCCGGCAGATCATTCATCACCATCGTAAACCGGCAACAAAGTTTTACATTCGTTAGCTCCTCGATGTTCTTCCGGTCGATGGATACGGCGTCTTGACCGATGATCGCAAGAAGAGTTTCGAGAGCCACGCCTGCTTCAGTCGCTCGCGGGCTTTTCACATCGCCAAACGTAGCCGCCAGCTTGCCAAGCATTGGGGCTCGGCCGAATCGATTGACCAGGTGACACATCTGTAGCGAACAGCACTGATCCGCTCCAAGAGTCGCCCGAAGAATGTCCAGGGTCGTACTCTTACCTGATCTCGGCCTGCCGGTGAACAACATCATCTTTTCCTGAGTCATGTCCGGCACCAGGTTATAGCCGAACCACTGTCGTAGCAACCGAATCACTTCTTTTTCGTGCTCGAAAATCTCCTCAAAGTATGCCGTGATGTTAGATGATTCTGCATTCTCGTCATACTCGTACGGAAATGTGTTCATTATGAATAGATCAGGATCAGGATCGTACAGCACGACTTCACCCTCCATGTATTTATTCACGTCCAGGACTCCGTTCTTAAACACGATCAAATCTTTCGGATCGGGTCGGTCAGTGCGGGACAACCACGTCGGCGGATGTTGACTAATCGGGCAAAGAGACGGCATATTCATCGCGTCGATCACATCGCTGATTACCTTGCGGGTCATCGATATGGGCTGTACTACCTGGCCGTTTCCTGTCTCTTTCATAAAACTCTTGCCGTCCAGGTATTCGTACATCTGTCCCCGAATGACATTCTCACTCAGCCGTTCATACCGTCCACCGTCCCACGCGTACCAGTCTTGCCGGTAACTACGAAGCGTCACTGTGCCGCCATGTCGATACATCGTCTTCAGAAATGCACGGGCCAGGGTTGTCGCCTGTCCATCCTTGAAGATGTTCGAGTTCAACTCGATATTTGACTGCCCGTGTTCTTCAATCCATTCGGCAAGCATTGCCTGATTGAGTCCGGCATTAAGCCAGGCCCGCAAGTCTTTGATCCCGTCAGGCGGCATTACCCGCTTGACGTTCTGGGTCATCGAACAGATGACGGCAAAGGTCTTTTCCATGCCTTCCTTACCGGCACCGGCGTCATTCTCGCCTATGATCCAGACTTCCTTACCAGCAAGAGGCATCTGCGTGAGCAATTCCATCCCTGCGGAAGCTCCTGGACGTCCGATGGCTGTATATCCAAGGGATAGGGCGGCGAGTACATCGGATGCACCTTCAACAACAAGGACGGGCAACTCAGTTTCAGGCAATACTGATTGAGTTTTAAGTTTTCCGTCTTTCTTGAAGACGTGCAGGTAGCCAGCGTCTCCGAGATCTGCCGTTGCACCTTCTTTGGCCTGGGGACGGATGCATATAGCCGCCGAAGGATCAAATGGATTATCACTACTGACAAGACAACCATCAGGCTTACTACATACAGGACAAAGAATACCTGCATCAGCGATTCTTGTCCAATTATGCCGACCTGGAGCATAGCGTTTTACTCCTTTATCATATTCCTGATTAAACGGATAAACAAGACCCCGTTTCTGTTTAAATCCAGGAGCCATTGTCTTCTTTCCGTTCGGATACCTGTAGGATAGACCGATGATATCGCCGAGAGCGTTCCGTTCAGCAAAGACCCATGCTTGACAGCGGTAATCAAAACCCACCCCCAATTGTTCAAGTGCCTTGGGGTCCACGCCAAGCTCGGCCGCAAACAGATCGTACATCGCGGCGAACACCGAAGCGTGCATTTTTTGAAACCGCTCACTGAGAGATTCCATCGGCTCTCCATAAAAGAAAAAGAAACAGAAGCGAGTCCAGTCAAGGACCGGTACTCCCTGGATGGGCACTCGCCACGTACTCCTCGCTTCCGTTTAAACGTTACTTCAGTTTCATCTCAGTCGTGCCTATTCAAACTGCCCTATCTCGGCAACGACCTGATCCTTGACCTTCCACCAGCCGACAGCATCAAGCTTGTCTTCATCGCCGTCCGGGGCAACCTCAGCAATGGCGGCATCCCACGCGTCCTTCTGCTGTTGATCCGTGCAGTTCTGATCCCGTAGATCGATGATATCGTTCCAGGCTGCTTTCTTGCCGTAGTCATCAGGTACGGTCACTTCTTCAGCCTGATCCGGAACCACATCAGCCTCTTTTGCCGGCTCATTCTTCTTAGCCTTGACGGGCGGCTCAGGCGATTTTTCGTTTGCCCATGCCCTCAGTCGCTTGCCCTTTTCGAGTATGGCCTTCTTCCTGGCTGCATCACTCTGCGTCGGGTCATTCTCGTCATCAGCCGGTGTATCATCAGTCACGGGCTCGACCGACTTGTTCTTCACCGCTGCTGTCTGTGGCGGGGCCTTCTTAGCGGCGGGAACAGTGGCAGGCGGCTTCTTTGCCGAGACAGCGGGCGGGGCCTTCTTTCCCTTCCACAGATGAGAAAATTCTGTCTCCAGGGCCTTTACCTGACCGCTGTCGAGGCATCGCAAACCAGCATTCGGATCGGAGTCTTCCGTATCGATCCAACTGATCTGACATGGCGTCTTGGCATTCTCGACTGTGTTCTCCTCAATGCGAACCTGGATCACCTTATCCGCGAATCGTCCCGGTGTGGTCAGATATTCAAACCCGCAGCCGTCCCACCCAAATACGGAACATACTTGCTGGTGATTCAAAGTCGGAGCGATCTCGCCGTTCTCTGCTCCGCCCTCACGGCCGTAGAGGACCAGGTAAGCATTAATCGTCCAGTTATTGTCGCTCACATCCATCCACTCGCCTTCCTTCTGATCGTAGTAGTCCGTCAGAAAGACGCGAACGTTGAACTGTGGCAGACCTTTCTTACTACTCTTGCCGATACCCCATTCGAGGACTACGCCCTTGTAAGTCCCCATATAATCTGGCCAACTTTTAGCCATCGTTCCATCTCTCCAAAATATAAAGAAAAATCAGATATGTTATCACAAATGCTGTCGCAAGGATCACAGTCATGCCATCACCGGTCGTCCACGCCGACGCATCTTCACATTCTGATCCAAGAGCCAATTGCGGATACAGACATGTGATACATGAAACACATTAGCGATAGCTTGAAGACTCATTCTCTTCTGGGTGTACATAACCTTTGCTCGCTCTTGCTTACTCACTATGCTGTCTCCTCATCACTTGTAGTTTCAATTTCCTTCCATGCTTGTTCGAACACGAACTTCCATATCGAATCGTCGGTAGGATCGGTGAAACTCACTCGCGGAAACTGTGCCGGGATGTCCCGTGCTTTCGCTTCAAATGTGGTCTCCGGATGGATAAAAATCACTCGTTCACCCGAAGAAGTTGCCCGCTTCTTTTGAACAGACAGGTTGCTATAGCCAATCTTGAAGCAATAATCGGCCCATTCTACAAAGTCTGTCACGGCATATGCCTTGCTTGCCGGACGCCAAACGAGTTTGGGTCCATCCTTCAGGTACTCATCAACTTCAGCACTGGTTTCCTTACGCGGAGCCATCTGACAGATCACGACAATGTTGAAGCCTAGATCGGCCAAGCGTTGCAGGTCGTACTTGACATAATTGTCGTGCTCGGCGAGGTACTGATAACCAGCACCCCAGCCATAGCCTTCCAGACTCCTGACCTGCTTGCCTTCCTTAGTGACGGTCTCAAGGATATACGGAACTGCCTTGTTCTCAACCTCAGACATGTTGTCGAGGA